AAACTTGACAAGTTCTTATCTGATCACTATAATAAAGCATATGGCAATACTTCCATCAATTGATAAGTCTCAAACCAAAAGAGAACTTACAGACATGCAAAAAGCTTTTCTAGACCACTTAGTAGACACTGGTGGTGATGCAAAGAAAGCTGCTGAGTTAGCAGGTTATCAAAGCCACTATCATCATGTTGTAAAGACTCTTAAAAGTGAGATAATTGAATTGACTCAAGAGATCTTAGCAAACTCTGCACCTAGAGCAGCGTTTAAGATTGTTGAGATTATGGAATCAAAGAAACCTGTAATACAGGCTAATAACAAACTTTCAGCAGCTCAAACTCTCCTTGATAGAGTAGGAGTTGCTAAAGTTGATAGAGTAGACGTAAACCATAACGTAAGCTCGGGTGGAATCTTTCTTATGCCAGATAAAGCTCCACTAGATATAGAAGAAGGTTCTTATGAAGATATTTCTGACTGAGTTTGATGCCTATGGTACAACTTTTACAGGACCTAACATCATTGCTGAAACGTTTGAGAAAGCAGACGAAGCAGCAGCGAAAAACGGTCTTATTGTTGTGGGTGAGTTGGATAGCATCTATGTTGATGAATCTGATGTAGCTCACGGAAACTATATACCTTTAGAAAAAGATAGAGTTATACACTGATGAAAAAAGATAGTAGATTAGAACGAGCTGGTGTTAGTGGTTACAACAAACCAAAAAGAACACCAAGTCATCCTAAGAAGTCACACATTGTTGTGGCTAAAGAAGGTGACACCATTAAAACCATTAGGTTTGGTGAACAAGGTGCTAAGACTGCTGGTAAGCCCAAAGCAGGTGAATCAGAAGCTATGAAAAAGAAACGAGCATCTTTCAAAGCCAGACATCAAGCCAATATCAAAAAAGGTAAACTGTCAGCAGCTTATTGGGCTGACAAAGAAAAGTGGTAGACTACTATGGGTAAAGCTATCGGCAGCGATGAAAGACCTGTAGCATTTCGCAACCACGTCTACAAGAAATCAGATTCTGGTAAAGGTGCTAATCCTAGACCGGGATTTTATACAGACCGATACAGAGACAACTGGGATAAAATATTCAACTCCAAAGGAGTTACAACACATGCCAACAAAAACAACGACAACCAAAACTAAAGCTAAGTCGACAACGACTTCTAAAGTTAACGAGGCTGGTAATTACACCAAGCCGAGTATGCGTAAGAGGCTTTTCGAAGAGATTAAAGCTGGTTCTCGTGGTGGTAAACCCGGTCAATGGTCTGCTCGAAAAGCCCAGCTATTAGCAAAAGAATACAAAGATGCCGGAGGAGGTTATAAGTAATGTTTTTTGGATTGCATGAAATAATGGACAAAGTAAAGAAAGCTTATAAAAAGCTTTTTAAAAAATGTTTAACAACAAAGGAACCTAAACGTGCCACTAGCAAAAGGAAAAAGTAAAAAAGCTATCTCTGCGAATATACGTAGATTAACAAAAGAAGGTAAGCCTCAGAAACAAGCTGTGGCTATTGCACTTTCAAAAGCTGGTAAGAGTAAGAAGAATGTCACTAAAAGAAAGTCAAAGAAGTCTTAAAGCTTGGACAAAGCAAAAATGGACAACCAAGTCCGGTAAACCATCTAGTAAAACTGGAGAACGTTATCTACCTGAAAAAGCTATCAAAGCTTTAAGTTCATCAGAGTATGCAGCTACTACGAAAGCTAAACGAGAAGGAACTAAAAAAGGTAAACAATTTGTTAAGCAACCTAAAAGTATTGCAAAGAAAACTAAAGCATTTAGAAAAGTAAAATGATGTTTGTACCAGACGATTACATACGAAGAACTTCTTCAACCGTACCTTTTGGATACGAGTTGGACGAAGACTTTGAAGGCTATTTAAAACCAATAGAAGAAGAACTTGCTATACTTAAAGAAGTATCTGAAGCAGTGTTTCATGGTGAAATAAGTCTTGGAATCGGTGTAGATTGGTTAGAAGCTGAAACAGGAAGAAAAATGTCAAGACCCGGATTAAAAAAATACGTAGATAAATTATATGGAAGATTCGGATAAAAATTCTGAAAAGTACTTGACAAATCCTGATGGGAGCTATATACTAAAGAAAGATGGTAGTCCTAAACTAAAACCGGGAAGACCAAAGAACAGTGAACTTTCAGATTTTAAATTAGCTTTACAGGCTAAAAAGAAACTTACAAAGAAAAGTCAGAAGGTTAAAAAGCTAACACGAAGTTTAGCAAGAGTTCAAAAAGAACTCAAAGAAGAAGAAAAGGTTTTAACGTCTAATGTTTTAACTGAATCAGAAACTAAAAAGCTTCCTGATCAAATACAACAACATTTAGACAACACAGGTTCTTATGTGGCGTTTATGCCTAACGAAGGACCTCAGACAGATTTCTTAGCTGCTTCTGAAAAAGATGTACTTTACGGAGGAGCAGCAGGTGGAGGAAAGAGCTTTGCAATGCTCATAGACCCACTAAGGTATTGTCACTTCTCAGAGCATAGAGCTTTGATATTAAGAAGGTCAATGCCGGAACTGCGAGAGCTTATAGATAAATCTCGTGAACTGTACCCTAAAGCTTTTAAAGGTGCTAAGTTCAAAGAAGTTGAAAAGCTTTGGCAGTTTCCAAGCGGTGCTAAGATCGAGTTTGGATTCTTAGAACGTGATGCGGATGTGTACCGTTATCAAGGACAAGCATACAGTTGGATTGGCTTTGATGAAATAACACATTTACCAACCGAGTTTGGTTGGAACTATTTAGCTTCACGTCTTAGAACTACGAATCCAGAACTTCCAACGTATTTAAGATGCACCGCCAACCCCGGTGGCGTGGGTGCACACTGGGTTAAGAAAAGATACATAGAGCCTCATGAAGAGAATAAAACTTTTAAAGGCTCAGATGGACTGACAAGAAAGTTCATCCCAGCAAGATTACAGGACAATCCATTTCTTGCTGAAGACGGTGAATATGAAAGGATGCTTCTTTCGTTACCGGCAGTACAAAGAAAACAACTGCTTGAAGGTAACTGGGAAATAAATGAAGGAGCAGCTTTCGCAGAGTTTGACACGTCAATACATGTCATACCACCTTTTGCAATGCCAACATGGTGGGAAAGAACAAAAGGTATTGACTATGGTTATGCTTCTGAATCTTGTTGTCTCTGGGGAGCTATAGACCCTGAAGATAAGACCCTCATTATATATAGAGAATTATACAGAAAAGGTCTTACAGGTGAAGTGCTCGGAGACACTTTGAACGATATGGAAGCTGACGAAGTCAAGTCTATTACTGGTGTATTAGATACAGCAGCATGGGCAAGGACTGGTTATACTGGTCCGACTATTGGTGAAATGTTAATGTTAAAAGGACATAAACTTCGCAGAGCTGATAAGAACCGTGTAGCTGGTAAAGTTCAAATACATGAGTATTTAAGACCTGACGAAAGAACAGGTAGACCAAGGTTGCAAATTTTTAATACGTGCACGAACCTTATAAAAGAATTGCAAGGACTACCACTGTCGAAGAGTAATCCAGAAGATGTGGATACTCATTCGCCAGATCATGCTTATGATGCATTAAGATATTTAGTCATGAGCAGACCTAGGTTAGATCATCCTCACGATAGGATGTTAAGAATCAAACAGGATATATACCAGCCTATTGATTCTACATTTGGTTACTAGTAATATATGGCAGACAAAGATAACACATTTTTAAACGCTAACAATCTTTACGAAGAAGTTGAAGGCGAAGCTGGTAAAACTTTATCATTAGAATTAGATCAAAAACAAAATCTTGTTGGAATTATTCAATCAAGATTCTACCAAGCTGAAGATGCAAGAAATCTTGACGAAAGAAGATGGTTAAGGGCTTATGAAAACTACAGAGGTCTTTATAATAAATCAATTAAGTTTAGAGATTCTGAAAAATCAAGAATCTTTGTAAAGATAACTAAGACTAAAGTCCTTGCTGCCTTCGGACAATTAGTGGATGTTATCTTTGGTACAGGTAAGTTTCCAATTGGAATTGAAGAAACAAAAATACCTGAAGGTGAGTTTGGTCAAGCTCATTTAGACCAAGGAAAACTTGGACTTGAAACACCAATGGGTGGTATGGAAATACCGGATGATATTGGTAACAGAATTGACAATCCTTACGATGTAGGATATGAGGGTGATGGTAGAGTATTAAAACCCGGTGCTACGTTTAATCGTGGTTTATTTGAAGACTCGCTTGAGCAAAAGGCTGAAAAAGCTGGAATGCTTCAAGAAGGATTTAGTCCTGACCCACAGAAGTTTGATTTATCTCCTGCTCAACGTGCAGCAAGGAGAATGGAAAAACTTATTCATGACCAAATAGAAGAGTCACATGGTTCTTCAGAAATACGAAATGCTTTATTAGAAGCATCACTACTTGGTACAGGGATTGTCAAAGGTCCTTTTAACTTTAACAAAAAACTTAACAAGTGGGATACAGACGAAGACGGTAACAGAGTTTATAGTCCTTTAGAAGTTAGAGTACCTAGAATAGAATTTGTAAGCTGCTGGGATTTTTATCCTGACCCATCAGCAACTAGCATTGAAGAATGTGAATACGTAGTTCATAGACATAAAATGAACAAAAGCCAACTTAGACAGTTGCGAAATATGCCTTACTTTGACGAAGATGCTATTCGTGAATGTTTGTTAGAAGGTCCA